AGTACTTGCTCCCCCGAGGGGGGCGGTGCTTTGCAGTGGTGTCCCGCCCTGGCGGTAGTCCACAGCTTATGCGTGTGAGCCGGATTAGCTCCGAACTCCACGCATGAACGCTTGGTATGCCTGTCTGGCATTTCCGAACGTTTGGTAGAAGTTAGGGTCAAATAACCCAGCTCCTGCCTCTCGTGCTACCACATTTGTGAGGTGGAGCACGATCTTGGTCAACGGGTCCCCCATTAGGACTCCTGTGACCATGGTAACGGATCGAACATTTACCCCGTAAGAGGGTTCATCCGTCCCGATATTCTCGAGTACGCCAGTGGCGTAGAAGAATATCTTCCTAGGCGAGAAGCAGGTCTTCTGCACTATCGCCTGGAGCAGAGGTGGGATGCCGCATTTGGCCATCCACGCCCCGCCGAGGTCGGATGCCACAATGTGGGACATCCGATCCGTGGCCTCCTCGTAGTCGGTAGACGACACGTAGAGGTCCTTGAAGGTGTCCGTCCTCTCGACGTAGCCTTCATATGCGTTTTCTTCTCGACTATCGAGGGAGAAAACCATGCTTCTTAATTCGTCTGACATCAGACGGCAAAAGAAGTTCCATCCGTGATTAGCCTTGCCCATCCCGGATGCACTACTCCTAACTCCTTTCTCTAAGGGGCTGGAGCAGAGTTTGTTCACAAGATCTAATACGATCTTAAGACAAACACGGGCCTTGGTAACGCTACGTGCTTTACCAGGCTCCTTCACCACCGTTAGGAAGGCCTGCTTGAGCAGGTCCGGTGGTGTACGGAGAACGTGATCTAGCGATAGCCAGAAAATCACTTCCCCGGTGGAATCAAAGTTTCGCGAGCTGCGATAACTGATTCCTCCGGTGTGGAGGTCCCTGACCGGGACGTCCTCACCGATCGGTAGAGACTCTAAAATTTGTCTAGTCGCCTCTATCGTTCCGCCTTCCTTCCTGGTAGCTTCCCAGGAGGATGCGGTAGTCACGGTGACTCGGGCTTTTGTCCCGAGCCCCGTGAAAGCCTCTTGGGGCAGTTTATCTAGCACTGCCTCAATAGTCTTCCGCCGGATGGCGCGCATTGTCGCGACTTCCGGTGGCCTCTCAGTCGATATGGTGGTTAAGAACTTCACCTTCGACTGGAGAACGACCAGGGGCGGCGGAGTGCCGCAACCCCGGGTCTGGGAAAGGATCCCGATGAGAAAAGCTCTTCGGGCCCCTTTCGAGCGGTCCGTGCGCGCCCAAACGTTCACGAACTGCCTGCACCAGTGGGGGACCGATTCCTCGATCTCTCCTGATGCTGCTTCAAATGTACCTCTCATTGAGATAGATTTGAACCACTTCCTACTTGCCTTGAGTTGCGAGTAGGCAGTTACGACGGTGAGACCGGTTTCCGTTATCTCGCCGTCGAGGAACTCATCTCCTAGAAGGTAGGAAATGTTTCCGAGTGTGAACATGTCGAATCTCGACCATGTCCACACCTCTTCGGGGTAACACAGATATCTCTGTATGAATATCCCGTCGACGGTCTTAAGCATCTCTATGAAGCGTTGAGACCGTGCCCGTAAGTTGGACGTTGTGTCCGTCATTACGGTGTCGATCTGAGCCCGACTCCAGGTCGGGTCAGTCGAGCCCCCAAGGAACCGATTAATTCTGTTCCTGAGGACACGAGCCCAGGAGGTGTAGACACCCCCGGTCTCGTTGCACAACTCACGTAGGCGATAGCCCCAGTGAGTGTGTTCGTACAGGACGTGAAGTTTGCACATCCTGTTCGAGAGATCAGAAAACCGAATCTTGGATTTCTGATTTCCGTCCCACCAAGAGCCCAGAAGCCGCGGTGGGAGTGGATCCTGGAGACGAATCCCGTCTCCGGACCATAGGTGGGTCTTCGGGTCCTTGCCCTTTTCCCCACCTAGTACACGGCCTGCGTGGATCTTCCACGGGTCGTCGTACTTGATCCGATACCGGGAGTCCTTCCGGAATCGAATCTTAGTTCCCGGTGCACTCTCTTCGAGCACACCTGGGACTGCATCCGTTTCTGTCCCACTAGAGGCAGAACCGGTGTCATCGATATCCCCGCACTCAGCGAGTATATCGAGAGTCTTGGCAGATTCAATCAGAATCTCGGCCAAAGACCCCGACGGACTAACGAGGCCTTCGATAGTCCGTCGGACCGTGAGATCGCGACTAACGTCGCCATCCCGCGTATCTTCTGTTAGAGTGAAACCACCCCGCAGAAGATTGTCCCGATTCTTTGTCACAGACATAGAACCGGCACGCCGAAGGATCAGGCACGATGGTACCTGCTTCGTCGACAGATACCTCACCCCCGTTGTATACGGGAGGAGAGGCTCTGGTTCAACGATCGGACTCTGCGAGTCGCGGTTGAACCAAAGAGTGAGTTTGGACATCAGTGCAAACACACCCTCATGTGATGATGGTCCTTTAGGGAGGACCAGTCCCACATCCTTAACGTTGC